GTACATAGTATTTAGTGCGATTTAGCATGGTTATTTAGTAATACTATTCTCTGTCTAATTCTTTTGTAAACAAATGTCCATACGTGTCGATAAATTCTTGGTAGAACATACTGAGTTGTCTTGGTATGCCTGGACCTTGTTGAATCAAGTAAGTAATAAAAGGAGCACTCCCATCTATTCCTTGGCCATCTATAGGTTTGTCTCTTATTTTAATTTCTTTAACTTGAATAAAGTCCCCATCTGGGAAAACATATTTGGAACCAACTAGTTCATCTAGTCTTAATTTGTTATTTTCAAAATCGTTTAGATTGTTATCACTCATCTATATCTATTACCTCTTGGTCATAGGTAACATCAAAGCCACCCTTTCTCATAGTCCACCAATCATCATCGTCTTGGTAATCCCAGTCCATGCCAAAGTTTCCGACTTCTTCTAAGTCTTCGACTGGCATTTCACCTTCTGCAATCTTGTCAAATATAACTTGACATTCTTCAAGGGTTTTATCTCCCTCATGTAGATCAAAAATATATTGTACATCAATTATTAATGAATATTTTCTTTGTACTTGATGCCATTCAGACATCGTTGCATGAATTACCTTAGCCATTAGTGACCTGAACTCCAATGTGAGTATTCTTCATTGCATTGATATTCACCACAGCAACATTGACCTCCGTCAACATCAATGTAATCTTCATCACCTGGTTGTGCTGGAAGCATATCTGCAAGTGTGTGCAGAGTTCCTTCTTCGTCTTTAAACGTATCTTTTATTGTCATAATATTCTCCTATTTGTCGTCCCTAAATCTGACGAATCTAGGGAACCTTAAACTGTATGAGCCATCCTGATTTTGAGATACTGCATCACATAATACTTCAACAGTTTCTCCAATAACATCAAATTGGTTACTATAAAATTCGGCTCGTTGATCATCTGAAAATCCAGAGCCAACATTAACATTGATCAGTTTGCCATCGTCTGTCCCTTGACAAACTAATGCACCCAATCTACTTTTATTTCTTCCCGTACCCTCTTCGATATCGATGACTTGTAAGTCTACAGTAATAGTAGGCTTCCATTTCATCCAGAAGAGATTACGTTTGCACTCATATGGTGCCTCTAAATCTTTGATCATAATGCCCTCAAATCCTGCATTGACCATATCGTTAGAGTATGTTTTAATTTGTTGTTTGCCTTCATCAGTGTCTAAGTCAACAATGATGTGTGACATAGTTTCTACAGAACTGAGGTTTTCTAATAGAGGTCTTAAGTTGTTCATTGCAGTAATACGTTTTCTGAATTGTGCGTTGCAATGCCCACGTTGAAAGTCTGCTAACGGCATAACATCGAATACGTGAAACACTGTATCATCAGCCTTAGCATCAGTTTTTCTACGTGCTTGTTTCATTAACTCATTGAATGATGCTCCAACAACTTCACCATCGAATACAAATCCTTTAGAGCAATTACCAATCTTACTGCCTAGTAAAGCAATAATGCTTTGGACATTGTTGGTTACTTGATCTTCAATGTGAGTGAAGTTCTCAAAGATTTTTCCGTTACGACTGTAACATGTTGCGACTGGCTCAGGATGATCATACATGCCTGGCTCCATCGATACTACCATCAGAACTCTGACGCCATCTAATTTAGGCTCAAGTCTTTTAGTGCCTGACATTTCAGGTCTGCCGTCTCCGTTAGTAGCAAGTTGACATTTAAAGACTGGTACTTCATAGTCAGTCTTCTTACAAACTTTGTTGATTGTAGCAACTGAAAATCCTGCACGTAAATCTCTGCGAATGACTGGAGCACAAAAGTTGTTCCATTCATCACTAGAAAATTGTAGAGACATCTTTGCTACTGCATCAATGGCGTCATTACCAGTTAACTTACGTTCTTTAAGTTGTTCTAGTAATTCAATAAACTCTGGATAAGGGTTAGAATATTCTCTATCTGATTCCTGATTATCAGAAATCTTTCTGACTCCAAATGTAACATATGGATTGTAACACATGCCAGCAAGTTTTAAAAACGTATCTGCATTATCACTGCCTAATGTTGCGGCTTCTAATGCTTGAGTCAAAACATCTTGCTTGTGCAATTTTGAATTGCTTTCATTTAGTTTATGTATCCAACTTGCACTCATATGTGTCTCCTTAATATACTATTATTATACAGCCAATCAAATTCAATGTCAACCTTTCGGTTCATAACTATTAAACATATCAAGACCTTGGCTCCACCATATAGAAACTTGACTGAACGATTGCTCGACCAAATTTCCGACAGCGCCTGCTCCACCAAAGATAAAGGTACAAACCAAATATCCTATGACAAAGCCTATTGCTAAGTTTTTCATACTTCCTCCATTACTTTTACACGATTCAACTGGGTAGTCACTAGTCCATGATCGTCTGTGCGATGACCTTTAACTGTGCCTTTAATTCTTAGTTCGGTATCTACTTTTGGGTGTATAGTAGATGAAGCAAAAAATACTACTGAATCGGTGCTAGTCTTAGCAGTGATAAAGTAGCAATTATACTTGTGAGACAGAAAAGTTCTGAGGACAGTAACGTCCAATTCTATTCTATCTTTAATTTTGCCGATTGCAGTAGAGGTCTTAGACTCCAAAGCAATTCGGTCCTCTTGACCTTTCTTTACTATAGCACGATCATATGACTTTGGAAGACTTGCAATCATACCGAAATCTTTCATATCGGTAATTATGTCTTTGTCTGCGAGAGCCATTGCCGCCTTGTCAAAGTCAGACATCCAACCACCTTGTAAGGATTTGAATGTAAGTGCTTTATAGTGTTGACGAACTTGCACACCGAGGTTCTTAGTAGTCGCATCGATACCCTTGAGGTTGTCTTCTAGCAACTGCTTCATAACGTCTCGGTTCGGAGTGACTTTATCAGTCTTCTCATGTGCCTTGATGTAGGTCTTACCATTCATCAAGTATGCTTTTGCAGAAGCCGCCCAAACATCGTTGGCTGAATATTCAATTTGATTTCTACGCATAGTTCTCATTCCTTATGCACTCCAGTATGATTCTGAAAGTGTTGACATGTAATGAGGAGTATTAATTCCTTCAGTTACAGTGATTTGCTTACCAGTACCTGGGCAGATGCCAGTCTTAGTAATCATTGGTTCTACATAATCTGCAACAGCAACAACCGTATAAGACGATGCAAACTGTTTGTGAACTCTACCAAAGTGTGCTTCAGTAGCATCACGGTATGCATTGTACATGTTAGCCATGTATTCTGATTCACCATTAGCAACGCATTCAGCAACTTGATCAAAAGCCTTCTGATAGTATTTTACAGTTCTAGTGATACCAGCTTTAGCGGCACCAGTAGTCTTGTACTGAGTAGAAGCATAAGACTTCTTATTAGGCTCTCTGTGAACTGCTTGATTAGTGTTATCGATTATATAGTACATATTGTTTCCTTTGTTTTTCATAATATGAGTATATTATAACGTATTTGGGTACCCAAAGTCAAGCCTTTTTTGCATTTATTTGCATTTATTTGCATTTATTTTGGCTTTACTAGTCGTAAAGGCTCCCAAACTTGCGGATAATCAGGTTCAGATACTTCAAGGGCATCATATTCTGCTTCAGTTAGTTTTGGCTCACATTCTTCTCTAATATAATAAGAAAGATTATGAAATAAGCTGGCAATATCATCTTTTGTATGTTGATCTTGTTCTGCTAACCAACTAGTTAATTCATCAATGCCACCATTATATAATAATTGTGCAACCCATTTAATATTAGCCGCATTACGACCGTTATCTAAAATACTCATTATTCCACCTCCGGATTATATTGTTCGTATTCGCCTGTATACCAAGCCTTAATGATCTTTTCTGCTGGCTTACCTCTCAATGATTGTGAGATATTAGGAAAACCTTCTAGCCCAAATCCAAGCCTTTCAGTTTGATCAGGAATAAGTGTATCTGATAACCAATAAGCCGTACTTGCTGTTGTTCCTTTTGTTTCAAACCAAGGCTGTTTATCTATTGCTCGTAACATACCTTCTATAAATATTGCTTGTGCTGAAAAATCAGTTGGAACATTCCATTGCATACAATCATCATAGTAAACATCGTCATAAGTTCCTTGAGTACAAAAGCCGTCTTCGACCCAACCTTTACTTAAGAATGATGCATGGCTTTGAGCAAACATATTCCAAATAACTTTAGGTAACTGATATGTAGTGTACTCCCAACATGGTTG